TTCCGGTCTCTTCGATAAACGTCTTATTTAAGGTATTAAAACCGGCACCCCCACATAAGGTAGCTTGATAAGCATGTTCAACCGCCCAAACAGCCAAAAAGACATCAATTGCCGGGCGGATAACGTTAAACGGCACGAAAAAATTTAAAATGCCGGTGCCCGCCTGCATATACTCAAACAGCTTGTTGACAAGCGTTGTGAGTTCGGCCGGGACAACAGGAAAATCAAACAGAGCAATTAACGGTTTGAGGCACAAGTGAGCGAGTTTCTGAATCAGTGTAAGCAATGTTATTCACCTTCTCCAAAAATCCGATGATACGTATTGATAAGATATCTAATCAATGCAAGATAGACCAACAAAGAAGTAGCAAAACGCACGACAGACACAAGACCGCCGAATTTGTCATCAATATCCGAAAGATTATAGGAAGTATCAGCCCATACGTCATAAGATACGCCGTCAATTTCCATCCCGAAACCGGGAAAGGTCAATTCAGTTCCTCCCGGATTGGCAAAAAGGTTGAAAACCCCTTGCGTCAAATTGTCGATAGACGTAAATAACCCAGTTTTGGCGGTTACATCCGAAGTATCCGACAGAGTACCGCTGGCAGAATCAACGGCAGAATCGGAAGGCCGCGTCAAATCATGATAATTGTTATTGATAGAATTATTGATAGCCTCAAGGCGCTTTCTGGCTTCCTTATCAGCAGCATTAACAGAACTATTGATATTATTAAGAGCAGTCAGAATATCTTGTGCGCGGTCGGCGTCCAGATTGGCGGGAATGTCAGACAAGTTAATAACCTCAGTATAACTAGACGGAGGATTTTTGACTGACCATGTCTGATTAGTGGCATTGTACAAATTATAGGACACATATACACGCACCCAGTCGGCATCCTTGTCCGCGTAGTAGAAAAAGCGATCACCTTCTACCCACCAGCGGAACCCTTCAAAATTGGCGAAAACATCACGGACAGAAAACGAAGTGCCATCGTTCTGTGAATTGCCAAGCAAGGCAGGGGTATTTCTAATGTAATATACTTGTCCTTTTTTCATTGGGCCGTTAATATTTAACGTCCAGCCGCGAAAAACGGAAGTACCCGGAGCAATACTAAAACTAACGGTCTGATGGTTTGATAAACTCCATGTGGCGGTCCACTGTGTCGGACTATCAGCTTTAGCGGCGGAAGAGAATCCGACACAAAAGAGAAAAGCCAAGACAAACGAGGACAGACACAAGCAACACCGTCTGCAGTGTAATTTCAGAAGCGCCATCAAGCGCGCCATATGCAGAATTAAGGTCTGTATAAACAACGCCGGAGCTAATGTTAATATTGACATTGTCATTACCTCTTGTAACAACATAGTTGTTGTTGTTGTAATTGTACTCCACATAGTCGCCGGAACCGGAAACAACGCCATCCGAAAATGTCAAATCGTCCCCATAATACAAGAAATAACTATATTGACTATTGCGGAATGCAACATAATGTTTGCCGGGATTCTGCCGCATGACGGCAGAGAAATAATCAAGAATAGACCCCGTCCAAGTGCCGGGATAAACGGAACTATTAGCCGCTTGTGCAGCGATGGCGTCTAAATCAGATACAGCCACGGCGTTTCCATTATCGTAAGCGATAATCGAATTTTCGGATTCGGATTGATTTTCCGCCAAGTACGCATTGTAGCTTGACGACTGTTCAAGCAACTCATTGACACCAGCAAGGATGTCATCAAGACTATTAACAGCGCCTTGTTCCGTCTGTTCCTCATTGGTCAACACCTCGTCAATAGCAGATTCTTGTTCTGTCTGTTCCTCATAAATCATATCTTCTTCCATCACAGCTTAAACCTCCCGTCAAGACCCATAGACAAGAACGAATGCACCAGCTTAGCCCCAAAACCAAAAACAAAAGCAACCGAGAACGCGGGGCCTGCGAGTTGCGCAAATAATGCAATAATCTCTGTAACGTCAATATTCATAGTCATTTCCTCCAAAATTGCTGTCCGTATCGATCCTCATTCACACGGAGAACTTTTGCGTATGTATCATAGAGTTGATAGAGTGAAGGCTTGTGAATCCAATGATAAGTCTTAACGCTTGCCGCCTGTATCGTGCCATCATCATTGACAACAGCAGATTGCCCATCAATGACAGTATTACACTGTAATACACCCAGTACTTTACGGCACTGCACAACATACTTGAATTGCTCCCGGAACGGCTTTGCGATGCGTTGAAACACCTGAGAAGTGCCGACTATGTGTTTGCGCTGTTTGCGCTGCTGCGCGATTTCCTGCATCACGGAAGGGTCAATCTGCTTCGATTCAAGGGAATTAAATTCCAGCTGAATTTCGTCAATCAAGAAAAGGACACCCGCAAAACCGTTTTCCACCTCGGAAAGGCTCTTCATGCCTTCCCATTGAATAATATCGCGGACGGGAGGCCAATCGTGCAACTCGACATTAGTACAAATAATCATATCAGGGTACGCGAGAGAAAGCCGGTAGGCATATTGTATCATTGACAAAGTTTTTCCCGACCCTTGAGGGCCGCAAAACACAAGAATGCCGTCAGGGTCAAAATATTCCGGGTGCTCTGCCCGAAACTCCTTATTGTATACCTTGACGCGGTGCGCGTCCCAAAGGTTAAGCGTGCCCTTTAGGCCCGCAAGCCATCTATCCAAGTTTAACACCTCCCAAAGAGTGCAGCAACCCCGGGGGGCCGCGCCCCCCAGCCCCCCCAGAGCAAAAGTTCTATAAAGAAAGGCCGGGCCAGAAGGCCCGGCCAAACTGCCAAAGCAAATAAGGGAAAGGAAGTAGAGGAAAAGTCAAAGACGAATACGACCGGAGCGGAAACTGCCCATCAGGCTGCCAACGGCCTTGCGAACGCCCCACCACAAGAACACAAGACCAATACCGGCAGTAACGAGAGTGGCGAGCACGCCAACAACAGTGCTAACACTAATCTGAGACGTCATCGCAGTAATGACGGACGCCCAGTCCGAAGCGGTCACGACCTTAGAGGGCGGATCCGACAGCGGAATAAGCTCCAAAACGGAAGAAACAGCCAAAGCATCAAACGCAGACACAAAAAACACCTCACTTAATCAACTGTACATCAATAGGACGGCCATAGCGATTGTGGACAATATTATATTCGTGCCCGGGCAAAATCTGATCAACGGCGTTGGCTTGATAATACACGTCGGCGGGGACCTTCTCGACATACGTAATCCGACTGCCACGCGTCCAAGTATCGCCAGATACTTCTTCCGTACAGTGCAGGTTGTAATTATCGTAGTGAGCACCGTTAAATTCACCAACGCGGTGTTGAATGCCTAAGATTGTAACACCCATGATAGCACCTCCTTATAATTTAATAATACTCCAAAAAAAAAGAAAATCAACCCGGCAAGTCAAACAAATTGCCGGGTTGAAATTAGTGAAAGCCAACACATGCAAACATCTCAAAATTGTACAGATAGACAAAATCCTTAATTTTTCCGCCGGTTGACACATCATCGGTCAATGTATCGGCATCAGGGTCGACAAAACCCAAAGCCCGGCGAGCGTCACGCCAGCAGCCAGCAGGAGAAAAACAACGGACATGAGCAAGCGCCTTATAGAGTTGCGGAAACTCAGGAACCCAAGCCGACCCGGCAAAATCAGAGTCTTTGACGACATACTTAGATACCTCTTCAACAGACGATTTCGACCCGTCCACAACGCGAAGATTGACAAACAAAATAGATTCATCGCGAGCCGCCAGCTGCCAGCAGCGAAGCCACCAAGCATGCTCAGGCAACCAACAACCAGCCGGAACAACAAGAACAACATGGAAATGCGGGTGATATGTATTAGCGCGAGAATTACGAGTAACCTCTAACACGCGAAGCCAACCGAGCAAGCCGAGACGTTTAAAGTCTCGGCGCTGCGTGAAACGATTCCAGGCGGCGGACATATCGGCTAAACGCGAAGCGAACGAATCAATCAAGACATTGCGAACCGTGAGCGTGAGGAAAACAAACCTGCAGCCGGGATGCTGCGCTTTTATCCACTGGAAACACTCGTAATTCTGCCGAAATAGCTTGACCGAGCGCCGCCACTGACAAGTTGGACAGAATCGATTGCGACAGAAGTTGGCAGAGGCAATCAAACCATCGAAAGAAAGCCCAATCGATGTGCCACAATACCATATTTTAGATGATACATCAGGAGAAACAAGGCGAATTTTACGCGCAAAGTTAAGTCCAGAATATTTCTTAGTCTGACATTGCATAAGAGAGGATGTGTCATACAGCATAATAGTCAACCTCAGCCGCACTACTACCAATAGACGGCCTAATTTTTTTGGCAGGCGGAAAGAGAAACCTTATCTTGATAATAAGACAACACAGCAAGCCGGATAGCGGCGGAATAAGGAACACCGTTAAGCTCACGCATAGCGCGCAGACAATCAAGAGTAACATCATCGACGGTAATTGTAATTTTACGCAAAACTAACACCCCCTCAAAAAACCACTAAATCAGCATCAATCTTGCCTTCGATGTCGGAATTACAACCGTTGATGGCGTCAGTAGCATAATCAATAATGTAATCGATGTCATTAACGAGATAAGCACCATCCTCAGCAAGAGGGAGACAACCAGCATTAAGCCAATCTTGCGCAAAATCAACACCAGAGGAAGCGTCATAAAGGTGGAACTCGACAGAACGGCCAGTAGAATCACGAAGTAACATTTTGAAAACCTCCTAATAAAGTGTGTAGAGTATCTCTTACTTACAAGTATAGTATACCATACCATACCATACTTGTCAATACTTTTTCAAAGATTTTTAAGAAGGCATCAAAGGCGAACAAAGTGATAAAGTTTAGCGATTCAGGCAGCGCAAAGTAATAAGATTTCGCGTTTGGCTTGAGTTATTTCTATATTATCAAGATAACGGA